TTTAGTAAAACGACCTACAAGACTGTAAAGTTAAAGAACGGCACAAAAAAGAAAAAAAAGATCAGAAGCAAAATCAATAGCGACTGGCAAACATATTATGGATCAAGCGATGAACTTAGTAAGGACATTGCGCTCTTAGGCACACACAATTTCAAACGCGAAATACTCTACTTTTGCAAGTCAAAAGCAGAATGTACTTATATTGAGGCTAGGACCCAATTCGAAAGAAAAGTTTTGGAATCCGATGACTACTACAACGGTCAGATAAGTGCTCGCATACATGGCAGACATATAAAAAACAAATTATAATTCAGATTTGGCTCGCACCGGCTTAGTTCGGGTGCCTAGTGACAACTCGATAAAAAGAGGGACGGAAGTCTTGCCGCTGAAGCAAGCACTCATTTACTATCCTTAACAGGACGCAGATCGTAAAGACTTACGGTTTAGATGTTTGAAAATAAAGAATAAGCAAAATGAGGGTTAATAACCCACGCTAATATGTATGATAGTATATATTATATTAGCCGCCGCTGGATGAAGACGCAACTCGAGGTACAGGCCAACCGCCTCTGTAATGTTGTAATACTATGTGACCGTTCGAACTCGAATGATGTTACCTATTTCGCCCCGCTAGGGCGAAGTGTGACCAAAGAATCTGAATGATATTATCAGCTTCGCTAAAAAGAAAAATGCTTCAAGCGATAGCGCAGAAGCAAGTGAACGTAGTTCACTTATAAATAAACTACTACCTGGAACAAATATATGAGACTTACCGATATTATAACTGAATCTGAACTTGATGAGTATGATTTAAACAAAGCAAGTGCTAGTAATAATAATACTAGAGAACGTCCTCAAAATATATTAGGACGAATTAAGACTGGTCTTAATACATTTCATCCTTTTAATTCAAATATAAGAAATAAAGCTCGAGGTATTCAGCAGATAGCAACACAAGCTAATGAATTAATGGCTAATTATCAGCAATGGATGGGTAGAACTAATCAAGAAACTCCAACTAAACAGAATTTAATAAAATGGATGACTCAACAGAGATTACCATTAACAGGAGAAGTAGAAGAATTATTAAACGCAATAAAAGCTCCTGCTCCTAAAACTCCACCTACTACACCAACACCACCCCAAACACCTCCTGCAACAGCTACTGCTCCAACAGGAACTAGTCAAGCAACTACTCCAACTACACCAGTATCTGAAGCAGAAGCAGAACAACCAATTCCAATTACTAATCAACAGGCCAGTGAAATTATATCATCAGCAGTTGGTATGCTGAATACTGGTGATGTTATTAGACCTAAAAATAAAGCAAGAGGATTAGGTAGATCAGGAGGAATGAGTGGTGTAGGATCTGCTGCTTCAAGTGGAACTGAACCATCTATAGATATTCCAACTGTTGTTGATTTTTATAAGAAATTAGATGAGCCTGGTAAAGACGAATTAAAGAAACAAATGCAAGATGTAGATACTGCTCCTAAATCCTCTGAGGAACCTGAGGCTAAAGTAGCAGAAGGTCACAGTAGATTCTTAGGAATGAAACTTTAAAAGAACGGCATTCCAGATTCTTTAGTTGTTTCTAAATTCTTTTCAATTATTTTAGATATAATTTCTCGCTCTTCAAAAGTCAACATATGACTTTCATTATATCCTATACCACCACGCATAAACCAACAAATTCTTAAAAGTTCTTCTTTTATGGCTTTTGTATTTTCGTCAAATTCTTTGATTAATTTTTCAACACCGTCATCATCCAAATACAAAAGCCTTATCCGAAAAAATTTGAAGCATCAAACACTAATGGTATTTCAACAGTATCTCCTGTAATACCTTGGTCACGCATTTCATCTGTTACAGGAACAATCATGGGTTTAACAGAATTTCTTTCTTTTAACATTTCTAAATGTTTTTGTATTGTGTTGAATATTGTTTTATCAGCATTATTGATAAACTCTTTAATAAATGCAGGATTATCAGTACTGCCCTCACTGGTTTCGATATGATCAATACTGTCTACAATCATACCTACTGTAGAATCAGTTAACTTTTTAAAACTTTCTTTAAACATTTTAATTTTATCAGCTTCATTGATTGTATTGTTATTAGTTAACTGCAATATTTTTTGTGTTTCGTAAGTTTGTAATGCTGATGAGGACATTTGTTTATATGTTAATGGTTTAACATACACAGTCATATTGTCATTTATAGGAATAACTGGATCCCATGATATTTCACTCATTAGTGCACCTAACAAAGTTGTTAGATTTACTTGGTAATCCATTTCAATATCATCATTAAACTTAACTGGAGCTTTCATCATTTCACCGTAAGTAGCAACTCTTATAGCAATTAATATAGCGTCCATGTCAATACTAGGTATTGCCCAAGCATTTTTTATGTTTGGTATGCAGTTCTGCACTACATCAACTACTGCTTGTCCATTCATTAATGCATCTGGGATGTTTAGTAACAATTCATCTTTAGCTGTCATTGAATAAACAGGATATTGATTTTCTTCAGATATAATCAAGCTATTAGGAGCCCAAAATTCACCATTGCTGGGTAAGCTCAAGTATACTTTTGGCTGTCGCATAAACAAAGACAGAGGATTTACCGGCTGTTGATTTGTTTGTGGCGGGAATGGCACGTTGGTTTGCATAGATTTCTCCGAATAAATAACTTGGAGATAACAAGATTTATCCCCTATACGATATTTATATACGCAGAAAACCCAGGAAAAACAATGGCAGAAGTAACAGGTATTATACAAAGTGAAACAGAAGTTCAAGACGTTATACTGAACAACGCGGCTACTGAATCTACTTTAAAACAATTACTAGCCAGCAGCATGGCTGCTAATGATCAAACACTGGCTACATTAAAAAACTGGGCAAGTAAAGCAGGACTTAGTTCTGAAAGTTTTGATGAAACAAATCAAAACGTGGGTGAGTTAGGAAAACGAGCAGGATTAGCTTCTCAAGAGTTCACAGGTTTAAGTCAAGAGACTTATCAATTTAGGAATCAATTTTCTAAATTATCTTCTATAGCTGAAAACTTAGTATCTGGTAGCGGAAGTTTAAATTCATTACTAGGAAGTTTTGGTAGACTACACGGTTGGGCAGGGTTAACAGCAACTGCGCTAAAATCTATTGCTGATTTTCAAGAAACAGCTCTTAAGTCATATAGAGAAGTATCATCTGCAGGCATTAACTTTGGCGGAAGTCTTGCTGATCTTAGATTTGCAGCAAGTCAATCATATTTGACTTTAGAACAGTTTACAACTGTTATAAAAAATAACAGTACTACACTTGCTAGAATGGGCGGGACTGTTGATGAAGGTGCACGTAATTTTGTTCAGTTAAGCAATTCCTTAATTGGTGGAGATGTTGGTAGTAGACTAATGGCATTGGGATATACAACCGAAGAAATTAATAATTCTATGTTGTCTTTTATTAGTATTACTGGGGGACGAACACAAGCAGAATTAAAAAATACTGAAGATCTTGCAAAATCTACTGGTGCTTATCTTAATGAACTCGATTTAATAACACAATTAACTGGAGTTAGTAGAAAGAAATTAGAAGAAGATCAAAGAAAAGCTGCAGAGAACGCGGCATTTCAACGAAGACTTGCATCGATGAGCGAAGAAGATCGTGCTAAAACAATAGCGGCGTATAATCAAGCAAGTGCTAGTGGCCTCAAAGGCGCTACTGATATTGTTATGGCCACTGCATTAGGGTTACCTCCTATGACTGAAGCAGGCAGAACATTACAAGCTGTGATGCCAGCGGCTGGTGAAGCTCTTCGAAATACAACCGTTGTTGCTATGGATCATAATTCAAAAATGGAAGATGTGAATACAGCTGCCGGAGAAATATATTTAGGTGCTAAACGTAATGCTGAAGGTCTAGGACGAACAGGTGATGCTGTAGTAATGATGCCAGGCATAGTTGGTGAAGTTGTTAACAGTGGAATTGCTGTTCAAAATTTAATGAATAATAAAGGTATTGAAACTGCAGCTGATTATCAAAACACTATTAAAGAAATTGGAGACAATCAATCTAAACAACAGCGATCTCAAGCCGCGGTAGCTGCACAAACTGAAATAACAATTAAACAATTAGGAAATTCAATACTGAATAATCTGTTAGGGCCGCTGTCGTTAGCATTAGGAGTATTAGATAAGTTTGTAGGAATAGTATCTAGAATTATTATGTCAATTGCTAAAGTTCCGTTGTTATTTGATACACTAGCAGTTGCACTTATTGCAACGATTGGAGCACTTACGGCTGCTAAGACTGTAAGTAGTGCTAAAACAGTTATTGGTGATTTAGTAAATGCTACAGGTAAAACAGCTAGAGAAGGTTTTGGAACGTTAGGAACAATCAGTAATCCTATGTGGGTTAGAGTTGTAGGTGGAGGCCTAGGCGGAGTAGGTAGTAGTGCTGTAAATTCAGCAGAAGCTGTTGCTAGTGAAGCCGCATCATCTGCTTCAAAAAATGCCGCTAAATTTGCAAAAGGTGTTATTGTATCAGAAATAGTAGCCGCAACTGTAGGATCTCTAGGCGATTACCTTGTACAACGCGGTAACACTGGATTAGGAGGGACTGCTAATGTAGTCGCAGGTGTTGCCGAAGGGTATGGTGCTGCGGCCACAGGACTAGGGGGGTTAGCATTATTAGGAGTAGAACTAGCACCATTTACTGCTGGATTATCTTTAGCGGCGGCCGCAGTAGCGGGCGGTGGATATGAATTATATAAAAATTGGGATAATATATTTGGAGCCAGTAAAAATACAAATATGCCTGATCCAAACAATTATTTAGAAAGAAAAGAAAAATTAGGTTTTGATCCGTATTTGGATAAAGTAATGACACCGGAAGAAAAACAAGAACGAGCAGAAAAATTAAAAAGAGAAGAAGAAAAGTTCCAATTGGCAATGGATACTCACAAGACATTAAAAGATCAAAATGAAATACTTGAAGAGCATAGAAAACACTTGGCTGGCATTCTTAGAAATGTTGATAATTTCCCTAGCAAGTGGATCAAATAGTTAAATAACATATAAATTATAAAAGAGAATCATCTTGTCTTGGAAAAAATATTTCACTCCCGTTAACTTATCTGGAAAGCTAAGTCCTATTAGCGGATCATCTAGTATGGCTTCAGGCACAAGTGCTAGTAGAACAAACTATTCAAGTTACTTGCCTGACGTATATGCTGGTCATCCAAATCGTTTAGAACGTTATGGACAGTATGATACAATGGATTCAGACAGTGAAGTTAATGCTGCTTTTGATATTTTAGCAGAGTTTTGCACTCAACTAAACGAAGAAAATGGAACTCCTTTTCAAATTAAATTTAAAGAACAAGCAACTAATACAGAAGTTAAATTAGTTAAGAAGTATCTACAACAATGGTGTAAATTAAACAAGTTCCCAGTACGTATATTCAAAATTGTACGTAATGCTTTTAAATTTGGTGACAGTTTCTTTGTACGTGATCCAGAAAGCAATGCTTGGATGTATGTAGATCCCAGCAAGGTAGATAAAATTATTGTAAATGAAAGCGAAGGCAAGAAGCCCGAGCAGTATCATATTAGGGATTTTAACCCTAACTTCGAAACACTGGCAACTACTGCTATACAACCTACTAATCAGCAAGGTGGTGGTAATCAATTTGGTGGAAGTTATGGATCAGGACAAGGCGGATCTGGCGGTGCAAGAGGCATGACTGGGTCATTCCCAACTACGGCAGCCGGTAGCAGATTTGCTCAAAATCAAAATCAATATGCTATTGATGCTAAACATGTTATTCATATTAGTATGAGTGAAGGTTTGGATAATAATTATCCATTTGGAAATAGTTTAATGGAAAGTATTTTCAAAGTATTCAAACAAAAAGAACTTTTAGAAGATGCTATCTTAATCTATCGTATACAACGTGCCCCAGAACGCAGAGTATTCCATATTGACGTTGGAAATATGCCCAGTCACTTGGCAATGGCATTTGTAGAACGTGTTAAAAACGAAATTAATCAGCGTAGAATCCCAAGTGCAGGTGGTGGCGGACAGAGTTTGATTGATGCAAGTTATAATCCATTAAGTATTAATGAAGATTATTTCTTCCCAACAACCGCAGAAGGTCGTGGAAGTAAGGTTGAAATTCTACAAGGTGGACAAAACCTAGGAGAAATTGATGATCTTAAATATTTTACTAATAAGTTGTTTAGGGCTTTACGTATACCTAGCTCTTATCTTCCGACCGGGTCTGACGATGGAGGATCAAATTTTAATGATGGTCGTGTTGGAACCGCATACATCCAAGAATTACGATTCAACAAGTACTGCGAGCGTCTCCAATCTTTAATAAATGAACCGTTTGATTTAGAGTTTAAGACATATCTACATACCCAAGGAATCAATGTTGACAGTAATATTTTCGACATTAAATTCAATCCTCCACAGAACTTTGCGTCTTATCGTCAGGCTGAAATGGATACTGCTCGTGTTAATACTTTCAATACAATGATGGCAATACCGTATATCAGCAAGCGTTTTGCTATGGAAAGATTCTTAGGATTAACTAAAGAAGAAGTTGCCCAAAATGCTACAATGTGGCAAGAAGAGAACATTGATGAAGAAGATGCATTAAATGCCAACAGTGAATTGCGTAGTGCAGGTATTACAGCAAGCGGTATGGCAGGTGATGTAAGCTCTTTAAGCAATCCGACTCCCCCAGAAAACATGCCAGGCGAAGACGGGGGAGAGGCTCCAGGAGCTCCTGGTACTGGATCAGTAAGTCCAGAAGGTGGAGCCGGGCCAGCTGGTCCAGGCGGTAATACATAAATACCACACTATGTTTTTAAGAGAATTTATTTACTTTGATAGAGATCATAAAGATCCACAAGACGACAGCCGTTACCTTAGCCAAAACGATACCAACAACGTTTTGAAAGATAAAGAACTTCGTAAAACTCCACGCTTGAGTTTAAAAACTATCAATGAAATTCGCAAAGCCAGCGAAGCACATAACAAAGAACACAAAGAAGAAATGGCTTTAGTTCGTAAGATGTACGCTGCTCCACCGCCCGAAGAAGGTGCAGCTCCTGCACTATAATTAACGTGTAATTTAATTTCTTAATCATAAAACTAAATATTTTTAAGAAATTAAAGCAAAAAAGAAACAATTTCTGTCAATCTAAGGCCAAAACCGTCAGTTTTCAGCCTATTATCCCAACGAATTTCTCCATGCATGTAAATATTGCATAGCATTGCCGCTAACCCTATTAGGAGAAATATTTAACATGTCAACAAAATTTGAACAATTATTAGACTATCTAGTAAACGAAGACATGGAAAGTGCTAACGCATTATTCCACGAAATCGTAGTAGAGAAGTCAAGAAACATATATGAAAACTTAATCGCTGAAGAAGAAGACGAAGAAGAAATGGACGAGTCTAAAGCTGAAGACGACGAAGAAATGGATGAGTCTAAAGAAGAAGACGATGAAGAAGAAATGGATGAGTCTAAAGAAGAAGACGATGAAGAAATGGACGAAGGTTACGAAGAAATGGAAGATTCATACAGCATGGAAGCTGGTGATGACACAGGTGACGAAACTGACGACTTTGGTGGAGAAATTAGTGCAGATGGCGATAACTTTGACGCTCCAGAAGATGACGAACATGGTCACGAAGGACAAGAAGATTCAGCAATCATGGACATCAAGAATGCTATTCAAGAATTAGAAGCAGCATTTGCAGAATTAGAACAAGCTCAAGGAAGCGAAGAAGCTGAAATGGGTATGGAACCAGAAATGGATATGGATGACCAAGATGACCAAGACGATGAGTCAATGGGCTTTATGGAAGGTCGTCGTATGACACGTGAATACGTTGAGAAAGTTGGACACAACTACGGTGGAAACACACAGAAACAAGACGGCGATTACGCTGGAGCTGGTACTGGTGAGAAATTAAACAAGCCGTCAGCAGGTAAAAGTGCAGTAAGTTCAGGAAAAGGTAAACCAGAAACTGGTGCTAATGCTAGCAACATTTTAGGTAACGCAGGTCCAGCTACTGAAGGACACAACACAGGTAATACACCTAACAAAGTAAACAAAGGTATTACACCTGAGAAAGGTGAACAGTTTACTGGTAAAGATTGGGAAACTAATAGTGCCCCAGGCGGAAAAGCTGGTGTTAAGAACTTGAAAAAACAAGGTGCTGGATATCCTGGTAACAACAAGACTCCAGGTCCAGTAGGTTCTGGTACAGGTGATAAGGCTGGTCAAACAAGCGGTGGCCAAGGTCCAAAAGGACAGTTCTTACCACAACATACAAAGAACTAATTAGAGAAACAGGATGACAAAGTTAGCATACTTACGTGAACATTTAAGTTTTGATCAATCCGGCATCGTAATGGAGTCGGATGATAAAGACGGAAAAAGTCTATACTTAAAAGGTATTACTATTCAAGGTGGAATACGTAACGCTAATCAACGTATATATCCTGTGGATGAAATTGAACGTGCGACTAAAACACTTAATGACCAAATTCAAAATGGTTATAGTGTTTTAGGCGAAGTTGATCATCCAGATGATCTAAAAGTAAATTTAGACCGTGTATCCCATATGATAACTCAAATGTGGATGGAAGGTCCTAATGGCTATGGTAAACTTAAAATTTTACCAACGCCCATGGGCAACTTAGTACGTACTATGCTCGAAGCCGGTGTAAAACTTGGCGTAAGTTCTCGTGGTAGTGGCAATGTCAATGACATGAACGGCCATGTATCCGATTTTGAGATAATCACAGTAGACGTAGTTGCACAACCAAGTGCTCCAGGAGCTTATCCTACTCCAGTTTACGAACATTTAATGAATGCTCGTGGCGGGAATAGAGCGTTCCGTGTAGCACAAGAAGTAAAAGAAGATCCAAAGGCCCAGAAATATCTTAAGGAATCACTCCTTAATATTATTAAAGGTCTAAAATAAGCCCGAGGAGAAATAGATGTTGGACGCATTCAAACAATTAGTTGAGTCAGGTGTAATGACAGAAGAGACAAAAGATGTTGTCGAATCTGCTTTTGCACAAAAGATTCAAGAGAATCGCGAACAAGTAACAGCAGAACTTCGTGAAGAATTTGCACAAAAATTTAACCAAGACAAACAAGTAATGGTTGAAGCAATCGACAAGATGTTAAGCGAACGCTTGAGCGCAGAAATGTCCGAGTTGTATGAAGATAAAAAGGCACTGGCCGAAGCTAAAGCACAATACAAACAACGTATTGCTGAAGACAGCAAAAAGCTAGAAGGTTTTGTAATCAAACAATTAGGTAAAGAGTTAGTTGAATTTCAAACAGATCGTCAAAAGGTCAGCGAGAATTTCAGCAAGTTAGAGCAATTCGTAGTACATGCTCTAGCAAAAGAGATCAGTGAATTTGCTACAGATAAAAAGGATTTAGCTGCAACGAAAGTTAAGTTAGTCCGTGAAGCTAAAAACAAATTTGCAGAAATCCGCAATACTTTTATTAAGCAAGCGGCACAAGTAGTTGAAAATACAGTCACTAAGAAATTAACATCAGAAATTAAGCAATTAAAAGAAGATATTGATGGTGCACGTAACAACGACTTTGGTCGTAAAATTTATGAAGCATTTGCACAAGAGTTTGCTGGTTCCTTCCTAAATGAGAAATCTGAGACAAGTAAATTGTTACAGATCATCAAGAAGAAAGATCAAGAACTAGCAGAAGCCCAACAAGCAATAAGTGAAAAGGAAAATTTAGTAGAATCCACTCAACGTGAAATTCGTATTACTAAAGATTTGATGGAACGTAAAGCTGTTATGGGTGAGTTATTAGCTCCGTTAGGTGCTGATAAAAGAGAGATCATGAAAGACCTTCTTGAGTCTGTACAGACTAAGAAACTTAATGAAGCTTTCGACAAATACCTACCGGCTGTTATGCAAGGACAAACACGTAAAGTTGCTCCTAAGAAAACAATGTTAAGTGAGAGTGCTGAAGTAACCGGAAACAGAGAGAGTAAGCCTGAGGTAGGCTTAGACAATATATTAGATATCCGCAAACTAGCGGGTCTAAAATAATTATTTCAAGGAGACAATAATAAAATGTCACAATTATTAAACGAAAGATGGTCAGAGACCAAAGACGCTCTGCTTGAAGGCCTATCTGGAACACGTCGTTCTTCTATGCAAGTTTGCTTAGAGAATACACGTAAGTACTTGGCTGAAAGCGCAACTGCTGGTGCAACTAGTGCAGGTAACGTAGCAACACTTAACCGTGTTATTCTACCAGTTATCCGTCGTGTTATGCCTACAGTTATTGCCAACGAAATCATTGGTGTACAACCAATGACAGGTCCAGTTGGTCAAATTCACACACTACGTGTACGTTACGCTGATAGCTCAAACGAAGTAGTAGCAGGTGAAGAAGCATTGTCACCATTCAAGATTGCTCAAGCATATTCTGGAAACAACAATGCAACTAACCCAGCAGCTGCAGCTACAAGCTCATTAGAAGGTACACCAGGTAACAGAATGAGCATCCAAATTTTGAAAGCTCCAGTTGAAGCTAAGTCTAGAAAACTAAGCGCACGTTGGACTTTTGAAGCTGCTCAAGATGCACAAGCACAACAAGGTATTGATATCGAAGCAGAAATCATGGCCGCTTTAGCTCAAGAAATTACAGCTGAAATTGACCAAGAGATCCTAGCTTCTTTACGTGGCTTAGCAACAGTTGATTTAACATATGACCAATCATTAGTATCTGGTACAGCTACATTCGTAGGTGACGAGCATGCTGCATTGGCTATCATGATCAATCGCGTAAGTAACTTGATCGCACAACGCACACGTCGTGGCGCAGGTAACTGGGCTGTTGTTTCTAACCAAGCATTGACAATTCTACAAAGTGCTACAACATCAGCATTTGCACGTACTACAGAAGGTACATTCGAAGCTCCAACAAATACAAAGTTTGTTGGTACATTGAACGGTGCAATGAAGATTTATGTTGATGCATACTTGCAAGATACTGGAAGTGATAACAACCAAGTTTTAGTTGGATACAAAGGACCAAGCGAAGCTGATGCAGCTGCGTTCTATTGCCCTTATATTCCTCTAATGTCTTCTGGTGTTGTTTTAGATCCAGCAACATTTGAGCCAGTAGTTGGCTTCTTAACACGTTACGGTTATGTTCAGTTGTCTAACACAGCTAGTTCATTAGGTAACGCTGCTGACTACCTATCTAAAGTTGCTATCACAAGCGCAACAGTTAGCTTCCAATAATCCATATACTGGATTAAAACCAACAAAAACCCGCTTCGGCGGGTTTTTTGTTAAATATAAACGTTCGCTCTTAACAGAGAGTTTATGTGGTTACCCAACCATCGTAGGCCTAGAACGCCAATAAATTAAGGAGAAAAAAAATGGGACGTCCAATTAATGAAAAGTTTTTCGGGGAAAATACATATCCATATGCTGATGTACCTCATGTTAGATCAGGTGTAGGTGGCGAGGGTATTGCTACAGTTTCAATTCCTGTAGGTGGTGAGGGTATTAATTACTCTCAAGGTACTACACTTATTATTACAGCACCACAAATTACAAACGGTCAAACTCCAGTTCTTACACCAACAATTAATAGTGCTGGTACATTAACTAATATTACTGTTACTAGTGCTGGTTCTGGTTATACATCAACTTCTGGAGTTCAAGTTACAGTAGTTAAACCAGCTACACAAACTGCTACTGCTGTTACTGGAACAAGTGGCGCAAGCACTATCCAAGTTACTGGAGTTAACGGTGTTTATGTTGGTATGGGTGTTAGTGGTAATAACGTTGGCTCTGGTTCTAAAGTTGTTTCTATAAGCGGTACAACTGTTACTGTTTCTGTACCTAACACACAGGGGGTTAACGGTACAATTACATTTACAGATAATGGATCTGGAATCACTAATACTACAACAAACATCACGTTAACAACTGGTAAAGGATCAAGTGTAATTAATTTTACAGCATTTATACCAACTGCAAACGGTGGATCAAGTGCTATTGGTAATAGTGACATTCTTAAACAAGAAGGTTCAAAACAATATCTTGTAGCTAATGCACAAGGCCGCGGTCGTGTTAAATTAGTCGCTACTGCTACAGCAAGTTTAGTTGCTGGACAAATGAATATTCAAGCTACTGACTTTAATGGAAGTACATATTGGGTATCAAATTTACAAGGCCGTAAAGCAAGAGTTAAACGTTACCAGTCAGCTGGCGGTGGTTACCTAGTTGCTGATGGAGTTAAAACAAAATGGGTTGTTAGTGGGGCAATTACAGGTACTACAGTTACAATCGCACATTACAATTAATTTTTAATGTCAGAATAAAAGGCTCTTCGGAGCCTTTTTTTCATTTGTACGTACATTTCAAATCAGGTAAATATAGGATGTCCTTCCCAACCAATGTGATTCAATACGCTGAAGATGAAACAACTCAAATTCAATGGCAACCTGAAAATTTAAACTATTTAAAATTTCCAGGGATTAGTAGTGTATCTACTGTAAAATCCCTAAGTCACATTGCTAGAAGTCCAAAATATGATTTAACAGATACTACTTGGTTTATACAAGCTACTGGGTTTTCAATTGATAATTTACCAGAAACTATTTCTGGAATTACTGTAACCGTTAATATGAATCGATATGGAAGAATTACTGATGACACAATTCAATTATGTTATCAAGGTGAAATGATTGGCGAAAATTACTGTCAACCTGTTATAGATTCAAATACTCATAGTTTATTAAACCCAACCACAATTTATGGCGGGCCTACTGATACTTGGCATATTACAGATTTAACCCCAGCTATGGTCGCAGATCCAACATTTGGGGTTGTATTAAGATATAAAAGTCACCCTGCATGGCCGCATAGAACGTCACCGGTGTTATATACAGTTATGCTACAAATCAGTTAACGTAATAAATACTCTAAAGGAATGAGATAATGACTATATTACAGAGGGTATCGGGCACAAGAAATATAGCTCCGGCAAGTGGTTATAATAGCACAGCAACTACTATAACAGCACAAAACGGATATGTTGTTGTCCAATACGGCGATTTCGCAGTCGCTGATAATACCGGAACCAATCAAACGATTATTCAAAATAATGCCAACAACGTCGGTAATCTTATTAATAATCCAAATGGTGGAGACCCTAGTAGTATTGATCAAACACTATTCAGCACAACAGCTGAAAGAGAATTAGCCAGTGCATATTTTGCAGGTGGTGTTGGAATTGAAAAAGATCTAGCCGTTGGTGGATTTATCTACGGACGTATTAGCCAAGCAAATACGGCTACTACAACTACAAATATTGTTATTAATACAACAAATGCTGATCAAACTTTTTATCCTGTTTTTACTGATCAAAACGGTTTAGCCGCCACTAACGGTTCTTTATATGGAGATAATGTTGGATTTGCCGGTGGACTAACATACGATGCATTTACTGGCAAACTTGTTAGTGATCAAATGTTTGTTGCATCAAATGCAAATTCATCTAGTACAGTTACTGGAGCATTTACTGTTACTGGCGGTGTTGGTATTGGTCAAGATGTATATGTTGGTGGAAATGTTTACCCAGGAAGTTCTGCAACTAATTCTACAAACAGTATTGGTGGACCAAATGATGCATGGGCACTGGGATACTTAAACAACATTTATACAAATTTTGTTGGTAATAATTTCGGTAATCTTAATATTAGTCCAAACAACGGTATTAACCTTCCTACTGGTACTAACGGCGACAATGTTTTAGGTGGTGGTACTGTTGATATATTTGGTGAGATACGAGTACGTGGTAATAATCCTATTGGTACTGCACCAGTCGTTACTAACGTGTTATATGTTACTATGGACGGTGATGATACTAACGATGGTCGTGCAATGGATCCTAGTCGTGCTTGCCGTACTATTAGTGGTGCTGTTAACAGTCCTTACTATCAATCAGGCACACAAATTCGTGTTGCTCCGGGACATTACTTAGAAAACAACCCTATACAATTAAAAAGATATACAAGTATTGTAGGCAGCGATTTACGTACAACGGGTATTGAACCAATTAACAAAACACAAGATTTATTCCATATGAATAGCGGATGCTATTTGGCATTCATGCAATTTTTAAATGGACGTAGTGGGTTACTACCTGGCAATAATTATATTAATGGAACAAATAGAGGTGCTTATTGTACAGCATTCCCGCCATTAACAGGTAACGATAGAATTGATTTATTCCATTCGCCCTATATTCAAAACTGTACTAATTTAAGCGGACCATGGATAAACGATGGATCAATGTTTGTTCCTGATGAAACTATTCAAATTCCAATTGCAGTAGGGACTGGCACTTGGGCTGCTAATACAACAAGCATTGTAGTTAATTTCCAAGGCTTACCTATTAATGGGTTTATTAATGCAGGAACAACAGGATCAAATGCAACACAATATTCTAACACCGCTAGTTTACAAAATAGTGTTGTAATTAAAGGAACACTTGCAACATCAAATAGTTTATCATCTATTACATCACCAACATTAAACGATGGTTATATAATGGCTGATACAGGTAACTTATGGGTTTACACAGGAGCAAGTACAATTGGTCTAGGATTAAGTGTAAGCTCAGGTCAACAAAATACAGGATTCTTCAATGCTAGAACATTGATGTTGGCCAATAAACCATTTCTACAATCACAAATTGTATCATATATCGATCAAGTGTTTAATAGTGGAAGTACTTTTAGTTATAATACAACTACATGTGCTAGAGACGTTGGATTAATTATTGATGTAATTGGTCAAGATTTATTACATAACAGTACTAGCGATAGTACATTTACTGGTTTACAATATTGGAGTCAAGATTTAGGCTTTACTGGAAGTATTCCTTCAGAAATTACAGCCACTAAAGCTGCCATTGCACATTTACAAAGTTTAGCAGTAGCTCTTGTTAGTCCTGCTAGTCAGTCAACAGTTAACATATTGTTTGGTAATATTACTAATATTCTTAATAATGGACCTACAGGAATTACAAATAATATTAGTGTAGGTACATTACCAACTACATCAACTTCTATTGTATCAGATGTAGCAATACTACAATCAAATTTAACTTCATTACAATCAAGTATTGTTACATGGGTTAACACGAACTATCCTAGTTTATCATATAATACAAGTACATGTTATAGAGATGTTGGTTATATCATCAACTCTGTTTGTTTTGATATGTTAAATGGTGGTAATTTGCAGACTATTAAATCTGGGGTTTACTACTACGCTTACGATTCAACATCAACACAAATACCTAGTGAAATACCACAAACTATTGCAGCATATTCATTTATACAAGGTATTATTCCGCAGATTGTTTCTGGTACAAAAATTGCAAATCCTTATCAAACAGCAGTTACTCAAGTAATTGGCGGAACACCTGCAACTGCTTCTGAAATTAATATTTTACAAAGTAACCTTGGAGTTATCACTAATATTATTGTTGGCGGACCTGGCATTGCAGGACCAAAGACTCCACAAAATTTATCAACTACTCCAGATTCAAATGCAGTTAATGCTTGGACATTGTTACATGCAAATAAAGCCTTTATACAAGCTGAAGTTATTGCATTTGTTGCCAAAACATTTACTGGAACATTTAATTACAATAAACAACTATCATACAGAGATACTGGTATACTTGTAGAAAATGTAGCCTATGATGCGGCATTTGGCGGAAATCAAAAGAGTGTAGAATCTGGTCTAGCTTATTGGAACGGAGTAGTTAGCTATATTGCTACTGAAACTCCTCAATGTATTGCGGCTATTAATTACTTGAACGACTTAGTGCAAGCAATAATTACAAATACACCATGCCCAGTACTACCACCAGTATCAGGTATACCACAATCCACACAAGTTATCAATACTGTTATGACAGGTGGTCAAATTGCTACTCCTAGTATCACAAGTGCATTTAGCACAATTATTGACATTATCAATAATGGACCTAGTGCGGCTCCTGCATCATATACAAGCACAGGGCCTGATGCAGCGTATGCAAGTGCAGAAATTTTATTACAGGCAAACAGAACATTTATACAAGAACAAACAATTAACTATATTAATTGGAATTTAGTACAGCCAAAGAGTGCAACTTACTTACCATATAATAAAGTTAAATGCGAAAGAGATACTTATATTATTGTTGACAGTATTGCCGCAGATTTATTATATCCTACTGCTCAATATAGTCAAACAACTTTTGCTGGACTACAGTATTATAACCAAAACGGATACACTGGTAATATTCCTAAAGAAATTACCACTACTACTTCCGCGATGGCTTACTTACAGCAAATTGCTGTTAAAGTAATTCAAAATATTACACCAACGCAAGATTTATTATTCGGAGTTACACGTTATTCAACAGCAACTCAAATAACAACCATACAACCAGCAACAGCTTCAGAAGTTGCTACAATTAATAATGAATTTGGAATTATTTTAAGTATTCTAAATGGACAAACAACTGGATGGACTGACAAAGTTATTCCTAACGGAGCTCCAAGTCAATTGTTAAATATTCAAGATGCATATAATAATTTATTGGCAAACTTGTCTTATATGCAACAAGAAGTATATGCATATGTAACAAGTCCTACTGGATTAAATTATTCTCCTACATATTTCAATACAACAACTTGTATTAGAGATGTCGGATACATTATTAATAGTGTAGCATTTGATTTACTACACGGCGGTAATAGACAAGCTATTCAAAGTGGATTATCTTATTATCAACAAAACCCGAGTAGCTCTGTAATACCACAAGAAACAAGTGCTACTGTAGCTGCGTTTAATTATTTAGGTAGTATAATTTCAACTATTGCAACGTCTACGAATTATATACCGTTACAAAATAAAGTTCCTTTTGTAGCAACAACTACATTAGCAACTAGTGTTCCAACACAAATTAGTAATGCAGTATCATCGTTAACAAATATTTTATCTAATGGTCCCGCGGGTTACGAATTTACTCCAATATCATTAACAGCAACTACTAGTTCAGATGCAATTGCTGCTTATAATGTTATTGAAACAAACAGACCATTCCTAGTAGCTGAAACATTAGCTTGGATTGATCAAACATATAATTCTGGATCATTTGCATACAATCAAGACATGTGTTATAGAGATGTTGGCTTAATGGTAGATGCTGTTAGTCAAGATATATTATTAGGTGGTAATCAACGTAGTATTGAAGCAGGATTAAGTTATTGGAATGAAGGTTATAATTATGTTTATAACGAAATAAGCACAATTACTCAAGCAATTTCTTATATCAGCGCAATATCACAAAAAATTATTGCTAATACAACTGTTACATCTATAACTGGTACCGTTGCAACACAGATTATTAATCCATATTTCCAATATGGTAATAACTACATGCCACAACAAGCAGTAACACGTAATTTTGGAATCATTAGTAATATTATTGCTAATGGAGTACAAGCCGCGCCACCCGTTTATGCAGGTAGTGGATTATTTGCATTAACTGGTCTTAACGGTGCCGATGTAAGAAATTCTCCAACAGTTACTTATGTTTCACAACTATCAACTGGCACTTACTTAATTGGGTTAAGTACAGCAACAATTGGATTTGGTCAAAACGCTACATTATATTTTGGTAATACATACGTATGGCCGTTGCAAGATTTCCAAGTTGAAGCATTAAGTTTACAACAAACTGGAAGTACTGGTACATGGAATCAGCGTAAGATTGATCCAATTGGCGGTATGGGAGGCTCATTAGTTGATGGGGCAGTTATTAGTGATAAGTCACCAATTCAATCTTTTGTTTACGATGCATTTACACAGTTAACACAAGGCGGACGTGGAGTACGTGTTACAAATAATGGTTATGCACAGTTAGTTTCTGTGTTTACAATTTTTGGTAGTGTTGGTGTTCAAGTTGACAACGGTGGTATTGCTTCTATTGTCAATAGTAATGCTAACTTTGGTGATATTTGTTTGTTAGCTAAGGGTTATGGAAAACGTGCATTTAGTGGAACTCTATATAATCCAGCTAATAGAGCGTATCCATTTAGCCCAGGCCCTAATGGATTAGATCAATATTATCCAAATGGTTTTTGGCCTAATGGCGGTAATATTGAGGTATTTGTACCAGATTTGGCAAATAGACCACATATATCTTTAGTAATGGAAGTTGTACCTCCAACAAACTATACTAGCTCAATTAATTCAACACAATTAGCTCAAAACGGTGTCGTATTACAAGGATTCTTAAATGCTCAACCTAGTACAGGAACATTAATTGCAGGATCAATTGAACTAACAAATATAGACACAACTAATGTATATATTGGAAATACTGTATACATTGTTGATCAATTTGGATATCCTTACGATCATTTCCCATACATTCATGATGAATTTGGAAATTACATAACAAGTACAGGTACCATTGCTACAACCACAACACAATATGTAACTAATACCAATTACATGGTATGGTATTGTGTTACCGGTACTTATGTAACTGATGTAAATTATAACAGTATTAGTTTAAGTTCAGCATTAACAGCTGGCGGTAATTATCAATTTGATACTAATTACTTTACATTGTATTTCTGTGGTAATGCATATTACTCAGTAATGACCAGTAATCCTGCAAATAGTCCTTATGCACCTAATACAAATATATTATCTGCTAATTCTAATACGAATTATCAAGGACCTTCAGTAAATCAAATACCAGCACATGCGGCTGCTATGCATTATTTGAATTCAATTACTAATAAAGTTATTAGCAATATGCCAGTGACTAAGTCAGTTGGTAATTATTCAACACAATATATTAATAGTTCATTAAACGGTGGCAGTGGTAGTATTCCATTTGTTAATTTAGAGTTTGGATACTTAACAAGTATATTAACTGCTACAAATATTAACTCTGCATTATCAGTTATTCCATCTGCAAGCATTGTTCAATCAGGTACAATACCGTCAGGTGCTGGTAGTGCAATTACCTTAATACAAGATAATATTAATTTCTTAACTCAAGAAGTAGTTGCTTATGTTAACAATAATTTTGCTAATGTATATCAAAGTACCAATTACTGTTACAGAGATACCGGGTTAATTGTTGATGCGATTGGTATGGACTTATTGTATGGCAGTAGCAGTGATAGTACATTTAGTGGACTTCAATATTGGAGCCAAGATACAGGATTTACTGGTAGTATACCAAATGAAAGTACAGCAACAATTGCTGCTATTGGATATTTAGGAACACTAGTCCGAGGCTATGTAAGTTCAATTAATAAAACAACTGTTAGTAATTTGTTTAATGAAATTAATACTATTTTAGTTAATGGGCCACAAAATATTACAAGCAGCGTTATATATGGCGGACTACCTACAACTGATACAAATACATTAAATGATGTTTCAACGTTACAAGGAAATGTATCAACAATACAAACACTAGTGATTAATTGGATCACAACTAATTATCCGTCATTGGTTTATAATCAAACTACTTGTAGACGAGATGTAGGATATATAATTAATGCAATTTGTTTTGATTTAACAAATGGCGGTAATGTACAAAGTATTAAATCTGGGGTTTATTATTATGGATATGATTCAGGGTCATCAGTAATTCCAAATGAAAGTACAGCAACTATTGCAGCCTATAATTATATGAAAAGTATTATTCCTAGTATTGTAGAAGGAATAGCGTTAACTGCTACATATCAAACTAGTGTATCTCAAATAATTTCTGGATTTATACCAGCAACATATGCTGAAGCAATTACATTACAAAATAATATCAATGTTATAAACGGCATTATTTCTGGAGGACCAAGTTCTGCAGGAGCTAAGACTCCGCAATTATTGGTAGAAAGTACAAACACAAATGTAGTTAATGCATGGACATTATTACATGCTAACCGAGGATTTATTCAAGCAGAAATTATAGCATACATTGCTGCAAATTATTCAAATGTATATAATCCATATGCAATGACTGATAGTCAAGCACAAAAGTGTGTGCGTGATGTTGGATTAATATTACAACAATTAATTTACGATTTAGAGACTGGCGGTAACTATAATATGGTTTATTCTGGGTTAAGTTATTGGAGTCGTCCAGGAACTTATCATGTTGTTGAATTAGGTGAAGCAGTGACAGACCCGTCATTGTTCCCAGATGGTGCTATTGTTAACTTTTATCAACGAAGTTATATTAGTGCATCGGGGTATGTATTTGAATATGTCGGCGCTGGAACTAATTACGGAGCATTACCACAAGTAGGTCAAGCTGATCCTATACAAGGGCGTGAAACTGTACAGTTAAATAGTGGTAAGGTGTTCTTTACTTCGACTGATCAAAACGGTGACTTTAGAATTGGTCCAGGATTGGTTATCAGTCAAGCAACTGGAGTTATTTCAGGTAGAACATTTACTGAATCGTTATTTGCTAACATGACACCATTCATATTAGCTATTGAAGGTATATAAAGGATAAAAAATGGCACAATTACCATTAAACACGTTTAAGACAAAAACTGCAAAATTAAGCACAATACCTGGCAAGCCTGCTACTGTATATACAGCACCAATTGGTACTACCGCAATTATATTGATGGCACAAGTATCTAACTTAGATACAGCTACTCATTATGTTACTTTTAGTCATTTTAGAAATAGACCAATTTTAGCAGACGCACAAGGTAATGGCGGACAAACAGGACAAACAACTAGTACTTTAGTTTTAAATTATGGTATTCCTGCACAAGATGCTGGCACACCATTAAGTGGAAAAATGATTATTGAACAATTAGATAGTATTCAAGCGTATTCAGAAAGTACTGGAACTTTGCAATTAGTTTTAAGTGTTTTAGAAACAGCAAATGCATAATAGGATAATATAATGCCAGGATTATTAAGCGGATCAGCGTTAAACCCAAGTTCACCCAGCGGCTATGCAAATCTTAGCAACGTACAGTATAAACTTGGACCTACGCCTACAACTAGCACAGGTTATACCCTAATTGCTAATACAAATTCCCAAGCTACATATCAATCAAGTTTGGGTAATATACAATTTAGTCTTGGCTCTGTGTTTAGTAATATTCCTAATCAGCCTATTATATTAATAGGTACAGGAACAAGTAATATTATTATTGCAGGGACACAAACAAACGTCAGCACTAATAGTGGAGCATTAGTTGTCCAAGGTGGTATTGGTATTAGTGCAGGTTTATATACCGGCAAAGATATCCATGTAAACGGATTAACAATTGGTCAAGGTTATCAAGGTACTAACAATATTGTTATTACAGCAGTAGCAACCGCAACTCAAGCACAACCTAACGGACAAAACAGTATCGTTGTTGGATATAGTGCACTAACTGGTTTAAATTCTTCAGAGAACAGTATTGCTATTGGGCGTTATGCATTAAGTTCTGGAACTAATTTAATTAATAATATTGCTGTTGGCGATAGTAGTTTATATTCTTCTGGAACTATTCCTGGATTTTTTGTTGGAAATATTACAGCAATAACTACAGGAACAGCAACAGTAATAACAGTAGCAAATCATAATCTCAGTACAGGAACACAAGTTATTATTAAAAGTGTTGTAGGTACTACACAACTTAATGGAAATGTTTTCCAAATTAAACCATTAACTGCTAATACATTCCAGCTATATCCTATTACTGATCCAAACTTTATATATCCTGTAAATTCTACAGGGTATTCAACTTATATAAGTAGTGGAACTGTAAACACAGTAATTTTAAGTGCTAGTAATATTGCAATGGGTACTAATGCTGGTTATAATTTCTATAATGGTCAGCAAAACTTTTTCTTAGGCAATAACGCTGCCCAGAATTTTACAACAGGTAGTTATAATTTCTTTATTGGATACAGTGTATCTAATAATATGACTAACGGTAACAACAACATTTCTTTCAATGGAAAGAATATGGTTGATGGACAAGACAATCAAATTAACTTTGGATCAGTATTTTATTATAATGGCGGTGGATACTTAGCATTAAACGCTGATACCGGAGTTGGATTAGGTGACGATTCTACAAGCACAGTAAGTGGAGCATTTAATGTTTACGGTGGTGCTGGTATTAGTGGTTCACTATATGTTGGTGCAAATTTAAATGTAAGTAGCACAGGAACAATAACGTTAACTCCAGGATCAACTGGAACAGTTACTATTGTTTCTGGTAACACTGGTACATTAGACAACATGGTTATTGGCGCAAATTATGCTCAATCAGCAAAATTTACAACAGTAACAATTAATAATACCGCAACTAGTATTAGTACAACTACTGGAGCATTAGTAGTTACTGGTGGAGTTGGTGTTGGAAGTAATTTGTATATTGGTGGAGTTGGAGTAAACAGCCAATCAGTTTCAACTACTACTGGTGCGTTAATACTTGCTAATAACGGTGGAGTTGGCATAGGCGGAAATGCAAATATTGGTGGTTACTTAACTGTCAAAGGCAATTCTACTATTACAAATAATTTAGTAGTTGGCAATAATGTAAACATCACAAACAATTTATATGTTAGTGATATGGCATTTATACTAAGTACTACGACAGCGGTTTCAACAGTAACTGGCGCATTACAGGTAGCAGGCGGAGTTGGGGTACAAGGTAGTATATACAGTAATGATGGAAATCCGTTACAGAACAATTTATTGTATACACCAAAAGTAACAGTTAGTACAACTAATCCACCAAATCCAAAAGTTGGTGATTTTTGGATTAATACTTCAAACTATGCAGAATACCAATGGATCAATGACGGCGGTAATACGTTCTGGATACAAATTGCACAATTATAAAAGAGATAATATATGTCATTAGGTTTTCCAACAAATCCCTCAACAGGTACTACTTATACAGTAGGCAGTAATACTTACATTTGGAATGGAGTTGCTTGGGCAATTTATTCACAAAGCCAGACAGTTAGCACATTAACTGCACAAACAATTGTTGTTGCCACTTCAAGCACAATTAATGGTGCTCAAATTATTACAACAGCAACATTAAACCAGTATATTACACAGGGCTTTACAAACTTTATTGGTGGTACAGATACACAAGTTTCTATTTATGGAACTACTGTAACAATTTGGGATAGTAGTACATTAGAATCAGTTACTTTACGTGGAGCAACTACAGATCAAGCATTGTCTCTTACTAATGGAACCAATGCAACTTCATTATATACTGGAGCACTAATTGTTGAAGGCGGAGTGGCTATTCAACAAGATTTATGGCTAGGTGGAACTCTTTATTATGCTGGACATAATGTACTTACAACTGCTAGTTTCTATGAAGTATTACAATCTGGTCCAGATATTTTAGTTACGACTACTATTGCGGGAGGAGTTGTTAACATCAGTGATATCAGTACATTGCAATCTGTTACAACACGTGGGTCATTTACGAATCAAGTAATACATATTACTAATACAACGCCATCAACGTCCTCAAATAATGGTGCTTTGATCGTGAGTGGCGGAGTTGGTATTGGTGGTAACTTAAATGTAGGTGGAAATGTTTTACAATTAGGCCCTACATATTATAGCTCTAATCAAATTACTCTAAATGGAACCGCTCAAGCTGTAATAGATACATTTTCTGCGGCTACATTCCGTAGTGCCAAATATATTATACAAATAGAATCTGGTACAGGGTATGGAATGTATTTTCAAGTTATTGAAGTACTATTATTAATTGATAATGTTGGCAATGTTTATTCTACAGAGTACGCTATCCTTACATCAAACGGCGAATTAGGAAGTTTTAGCGCAGGAGTATCCGTTGGAAATCTTGTTTCATTATATTTTACTCCAACATATAATCAACAAACTGTAATTAAACTATCTAGAACTACAATAGCATTTTAAAAATATATGGCTGGAATAACACCACTTAATAAAGATTTTGTAACACGAGCAGGCCTTGTTGTTGAAGGAACTAACGCAGTTACATCAGCAACTAATAATACTGGCTCAGTTCAAATCTACTCTGGTGTTGCAATTGCACAAAACTTAATAGTTGGTACTACCGCAACTTTTTATGGACCAGTAAATATAACTGGTGCATTTAATGGATATGTGTCTTCTGCTATTAATTTAGCAGGCGGAGCTGTTGGCCAAATTCCTATTCAAAACGGAACAAGTTCCACAACTTTTATCTCATCTGGAACAAATGGTCAAGTATTATTGTTCAATGCTCCAGGTGCCGCATGGGCAGATCAAGCAATATTAAATGTTAATTCAGCAAATGTTGCAAATAATATTTCAGGCGGATTCCCAGGGCAATTATTATACCAATCAAATTTCACTAATACATCATTTGTTAATTTAGGAACGCCAGGACAAGTTTTAATTACTAACGGAGTCTTAGGGCCTTCATTTGTCAGTACATTAACTTTAGATACATTAACTTTAAATTATCTAAATGTTAGTAAACTAACTGCAATATCAACACTCACAGCAACTGATATATTTGCTACAAGTTTTACAACTTCAGGTACAGTAACAGCTACACAATTTATTGGCAATTTATTAGGAAGTGTTACAACTTCTACAAATCTTGCAAATGGAGCCGCAGGTAGTATACCAATGCAACTTGCTCCAGGTGTTACAACTTTCATACCATTAGGTGCTCCAGGGTTAGCATTATTAGCAGGAGTTAACACAGCAACATGGTCACCATTAAGTGGTGTTACCGCTGGTGCAGCCTATACAGCAACTAATTTATTAGCAGGAACTGCAGGTGCAGTTCCATATCAACGAGCTTTTGGTCTTACATCATTTGTATCTGGTGATTTAGGGCAAGTTTTATTAAGTGGCGGGACAAGCGCACCAATATTTTCAAGTTCTATAACTGTTGCTAGTATAACAGCAACTACAATTTCAGTTATTGGTAACTTATATGTTAACAGTACGACATATATTGCTGGAGATTTATTTGTTGATGGAACTCAATTTTCAGTTAACAAACAAACAATTTATAGCGGTGATTTAACTATAACATTATCTACCGCTAGTTCAAACCCTTTATTAGCTGTTGGGTCTGGATTACAAATTGGTAATACTGCAACACCATTTATTTCTTGGCTATATGACGGAGTTGCCAATTGGGTGTCAAGTAATGGCATTGTAGTTAACTCACAAGTAAATGCTGTTAGTACTTCATCTGGTTCGTTAATTGTTGCAGGCGGAGCAGGATTTGCAAAGGATGTTTGGATTAATGGTAACTTAATTCCAGCAACATCTGCATCAACATTAGGAACCCCAACACATCCGTTTGGTGAAATATATGTTGGTCCTAATTCAATTACTGTAGGTTCAATTACATTAAGTTCTAATGCTAATGATTTGATAATTCCCGGATTGTTTATTAATTCGTCAACAGTTTCCACATCAACATTTACTGGAGCAGTAATTGTTCAAGGTGGTGCTGGTTTTGGTGGAAATTTATATACTGGCGGTATTGGTAATTTTATTAATGTTGCAACAGCCACAAATACTACAACTGGTGCACTACAAGTTATTGGCGGTGTTGGTATTGGTAGTAATATGTATGTTGGTGGACAAGTTAACATTATTTCTACAAACTCATCTGTAAGTACTGCAACAGGAGCATTACAAATTACTGGCGGTGCGGGAATTGGTGGTAATTTATATGTTGGCGGCTTGGTTAATTTTATTAATCAATCTAATACTGCACTTCAAGTTACTGGTGGTGCTAATATAAATGGTAATCTTAATGTTAATAATAATTTAACAGTATCTGGGAATAGCATAGTAAATGCATTAACAGCAACAATTTTTAATGCTCAAAGTTCTAATATTATAGGCGATGAAACAGTTAATGGTAATTTAACTGTGGTTAATAATTTTACTGTTGAAGGAACAATACTTGGAATTCAAAGTTTAACTATAGACGGGTATACTCAATTAACTTTATTAACTGCTACAATCTTTACAGCAACAAGTGCAAATATTCTAGGCAATGAAACAATTGGTGGGACATTGACTGTAGCAAATACAAGTACTATTGCTGGCGCACAAATAATCACAACTGCTACTTTAGCAAGTTTCTTACCTATAACAACCAGTACAACTAGTACATTTACAATATTCAATAATACAACTGCTACTTCAACAACAACCGGCGCATTAGTTGTGCAAGGTGGTGTTGGTATTGGTGGCAATTTATATGTAGGCAAATCTGGATACATTGGTGGTTCACAGATTGTAACAACTTCTACAATCGGATCTTTAGTTGTTACAACAACTTCAACTACAGGAACATTCTTAATTGCTAATCTTACTCAAAGCACTAGTACAAACACAGGTGCATTGATTGTGGAAGGTGGAGTTGGTGTTTGGGGGAACGTGAATGTAGGGGGAGCCGTAACTGCTACTAATCTTTTCATTGGACCATATCAAGTAAGCACTGCTACTTCAACGTCATTTGGGGGTGGTACTATAACAGGTATTACAACTATTTCAAGTACAGCGAGTTCAACAAGCACAACAACTGGTGCATTGACAGTTATAGGCGGAGTTGGTATAGGTCAAGCATTAAATGTAGGAACAACAGTATCTGCAGGACTTAATACCACATCAACAAATGTAACTATTACAGCATTTGCTGGCAATAATTTTGCACAATCTAGTTATACAAGTAATCTTACTACTGCTAGTTCAGCAGGAGTTCCTGTATCGTTAGATACTTACAACACATCTACATACAAAACAGCTGAATATTTGATTCAGATTACTGATACTGGTGCTAATCCTCCAAATATTCATGTTGAAAAATTAATAGTTTTTGAAGATGGCACCAATGTTTATATTACAGAATACGCTGTTATGACTAATAATGGAGAATTAGGAACATTTAACGCTCAATATACAGGATCAAATGTTACATTAACATTTACCCCAACTAGCCCAGTTGCAATGACAATTAAACTTGTCAAAACTGCAATTACGGTCTAAGTTGTATGAATAAATAGATGAACAACACGGAGTCGTAGATAAATGTCATTTCCAGTATCCCCAGTAAACGGACAAACAACAACCTTTGATGGTGCTACATTTCAATATAATGCTACATTAGGGGCATGGAGTCGAGTAAACACAGTTACAGCAGCTAACAATTTAGTTGTTTTTAGTACCCAAACTACTACTGCATCTGGCACCGGTGCAGTTCAGGTATCTGGTGGAATTGGTATTAGTTATAATTTATTTGTAGGCGCTACTGGAGGAATATCACCATCAACTGCTACAGTTGGGCTTGTTGTTAACTCTGCTGATGGATTGCAAATTCCAATAGGCACTACAGCACAACGTCCAGCAAATCCTCAACTTGGC